ACAGCAATAACAAATACAAGCTTGCTGCTAGGTAACTTACCCTATCTTGCTGACGGTTCTACAAATAATCATAAACTTACTTCAAATGGTAATGTTTCAATGGAGCCTTTTACTCCTTATGATAATGGAAATGAGTATACGAGCTCTACTGATGGAGGAAGTATTTTCTTTAATGGTACAAATGCTTATCTTCGCGCAGATACTGCACTTGACTCTATGACCTCAGGAGATACAGAATGGACACTAGAAGCTTGGGTATACCCAAATAATTTGGGGGGAACGGGCACTACAAGTGAAGAGTTTTTTGGTTGTAATAGAACAAGTGACGGCCTTAATGTAATTACATTAGGACCTAAGCAAATTCGAATAGACGGAACCGATTATACAAATCTCACAGATTTAGTAGCAAAGCAATGGTCTCATGTTGCTTTAGTTTATCATAGAGGCTATAACGGATTAAGATACTATATAAATGGTTATCATGTAAATAGCTACAACCCATCAGCTTCTCAACCTGCTCTTGCTGGTTGTGCTTTTGGAATCGGCTGTGAATTTGATGGAAGCTCTCTTAATCCTGGAAACTATTTTGATGGGCTACTGTCAGACGTTCGTGTATCGGATCATGATATCTATGGGGTATCATCGTCTTATACTCCTACTAACCCTCCGACTCAAGAGTTTACTCCTCCAACTGCGCCTCTTACAGCGACAAGCGATACTGACTTTTTACTTCACGCTACGAATGCAGCAATTATTGATAAGTCTCAGTCGTGTGAATTTGTTAAAGTAGAAGGAAGCTCTACTGCTTCTACAACTCAGACTAAGTATCTTGATTCTTCTGTTCAACTCACAGGAACAAATCCAAACGTACAAATTGAACTACCTGAAGCTCTTGGAAGCGTATTTACTATGGAAGGGTGGTTTTATGTTACAAATTATAATACTTATGGAGGATTTTTCTCCGGAAGCAATAATAACACTAATTCAAATGCAAGAGGGATTAGTGTGTCTTATGATCAAATTTATTCAGACACTCAAACTACTCTGATTAGCTGGAACAGTACTCGTCCAACAAATGCGTGGGTACATATTGCAGTAACTTCAGATGGAACAACGTTACGAGCTTTTGTAGACGGAACTTTACAAACAGATACTCATACAACTGTGTCTAATTTTACTCAAACAACAACAACTTATCGTATCGGAGCAAGATACAATAGCGGAGCTTCAGCACTATATACTCTTACAGGATTTTTCTCTGATGTCAGATTCACAAAAGGTCTAGCAAGATACACAGCAAACTTCACTCCACCCACAGCAGCTTTAAAAGGATAATATTATGGCAGCAGTAAATTTACCAGATAATCCAGCCAACGGCACTACACAAACTGTTGGTGGAATTACTTATACTTATAATTCGAGTAAGGGCTACTGGACAGCAGCCGCAAGTTCCGGCGGAGGCGGGGGAGGCGGCGCTTCAGTGACTACAGATGATACAGCTCCGAGTTCCCCAAGTGACGGAGACTTGTGGTGGGACTCTGACGGCGGTAAAATGTACGTTTACTATGAAGATACTGATTCAAATCAGTGGGTGAGCGTAAGTGTTCCTGGATCAACAGGCCCCGCTGGAGCAACGGGAGCAGATGCAACCCCTACATCATATACAAATCTTGCAGCATTTCCTTCATCTGGAAATACCTTAGGCGACTTTGCAATTGCTCAAGACACAAAAGCATTATATGTATGGGACGGTACAGAGTGGGATCGTATAGCTGCAGGCAGTGATGAAAGTCCTCGAGTTACGACGGAACCTGCAACTTCTCATGACTTAAATAGTGATGGTACTACAAGCACTCTTACTATGGTCGCAGAAGATCCAGAAGGTTTTAATATTGAATACGGTATTAAGTATAATACTTCAGGAGGCACTCTTCCGTCCCAACTTGCGTCAGCAACTACTATTAATCAGTCAACGGGGGTATTTACGTTTACTCCCACTACTACTGAAAGCAATGCGGGAAGTTTTAATGCAAGGTTAACAGCTTCTGATGGTAATCGAGTTACTGTGCGAACAATTCCTTTTAATTTATCATTTGGATTAGCGGATGTTTACGGCTTTAGATTTGTACAGACGAGTAACTCTTATAATCATACCGTATTTAACACTGTTATACTTAGCGGGGATGGATCAATTCATGACGAAACGGGATTTGGAACAGAAGCAAGCTGGTCGCCTACTCCAAGTTGGGGAAATGATGTAGATGCTGCTGTCACTAACACTACAGGCTACTATGGCAAGTTTTTTGTTGATGAAGCTTTGGCAACTTTTGGAATAACTTTATCAAGCTTTAATAATGCTTACGTGAGCGAAAGCACTGCAAATGACACTTTTGATTTAAAATGGACAACAGCTCGTACAATTAAAGGAATTCTTATATCAGGAGACGCTACAAATGGTTTTGACTATTGGACTACTGGATATGTTCAAGCATATATAGGCGGAAATACAGCATCTGATTTAGTTTCAACTCAATATACTTTTGTAAATAACACAGTAAGTGCTGCTGCGGTCAGTAAGTTTTACGATTTCAGATAGGAGTAAAAAATGGCAATTAATTTTCCAAATAGTCCAAGCAATGGGGATGCTCATGCTGGATTTATTTACAACTCAACAAAAGGAGTGTGGGAGGCTTCTGCGGCCTCAGTTCCGATGTCTGACAGTCCTCCTACAAATCCTTCGCAAGGAGATCTTTGGTTTGACTCAAGCGTAGCAAAAACGTATATTTACTATAATGACGGCTCGTCAAGTCAATGGGTACAACTAAATCCTTCTGGCGGATCAGATGGTGCTGACGGTGCTGACGGTGCTGATGGTTCAACTGGTGACGGTGAAAGTCCTATTATCTATACGGAGCCGCCCACATCTCATGAGTTAAATAGTGATGGCAGCACTAGTACTGTACAAATGCAAGCAGTAGATCCCGAAGGAACTGCAATTACTTATGGAATTGCTTATGCAAACTCTACAAACGCTCTTCCAGACCAACTAGGCTCTGCTACTACTATAAATCAAACTACGGGAACGTATACATTTACCCCCACAACCACATCTAGCAATGCGGGCAATTTTAAAGCACGATTGAGCGCGTCTGACGGAGTACAGACTTCTACTCGTTTTGTAAACTTTTCTCTTACATTCCTTGTTAATGCAGAAATGCTACTTGTTGGTGGTGGAGGCGGGGGTAATGATCCTGCTGGCGGTGGCGGAGGTGGCGGAGGCTACGTTGAAGATCCTTCCTACGACTTCTCTCCAGGAACTACATATGATATTACAGTGGGTACAGGAGGCGCTGTAGCGCCATCACAAGGTGCACTTGGTTCCAGGGGTGGAAATAGTAGTATTGCGTCTGGAGGCTCAGATATTTATGTTGCTACTGGAGGAGGTGGCGGAGGTGGTGTCGGCAACTTTACTGGTACTGACCTGACCACAGCTCTCAATGGAGGTTCCGGAGGAGGTGCAGGACGTGCTTCCAACGGCCCAGGATTAGGATTACAGGCTTCTTACGGCGGAAAAGGTTTTGGTAATGATGGCGGAGATGACTACTCAAATGAAGGTGCTGGAGGCGGTGGCGGTGCTGGGTCTGCAGGAACAAACGGCAGTGCTACTTTAGGAGGTAACGGTGGAGATGCTAAACAGTCTTCAATTACGGGAACAGCAACATACTATGCAGGTGGTGGATACTCCGGCGGTTTCGACGTATCTTTAGGCTCTTATGGTACTGGTGGTGGAGACAATGTGATTGGTAATGGAGGTTATGGAGGTATCTGGAATAATAATAGTTTCGTAAGTAAAGCAGGAAATGATGGAGTTGTAATTATTGCAGCGCCTCGAGCAGCGACTACAGTAACGGGAACATATACTCTAGATACTAGCGGTAGATCAGGATATTATGTATACTCATTTACAGGCAATGGTAGCATTACATTCTAAGGAGTAAAGAATGGCAATTAATTTTACAGACAGTCCCGCAGATGGAGCAACGCAAGTAATCAGCGGAAGAACGTATACATACAATAGTGCAAAAAATAAGTGGGATACCACTGCTACAGAGGTAGCGGGCCCAACTGCTGCTGTATATGCGACCGTAAATGACCTTCCTGGAAGTGCAACGACAGGAGATCAAGCATTTGTAAGCGGCACAAACCGTCTTTATATTTGGAATGGTAGCGGTTGGTATAATATTGCATTAGTAAATAACACTCCTACTTGGACAAATCAACCTAACTCTAGTTATGCACTTGCAAGTGATGGTACCGCTACAACAATTACAATTGTTGCTGCCGACCCTGAAGGCCTTCCAATTACTTATAGTATTGCCTCTGACACTTCTGGGAACATTGCAACAGTTACTCAAGGCACAGGAGCAAATGTAAATACATTTACAATTACTCCTTCTACATCTACTGCAGATGCAGGAACATTCTCACTTACATTCCGTGCAAGTGACGGTGTAAATGTAGCAAGTGCTATATCTTCGTTTACCCTGAAGTTTACTGTAGAAAATCAAAACTATACAACTGCATTAATTACTACTGCAGGAAATTCAGGCGCAAATAATTCATTTACAGACTCTTCTGGCAATTCTCGCACTGTAAGTGTAACTGGAGATGCAACTCAAAACAGTTTTAGTCCTTATCGGCACGCTGGGTACTCAACTTATTTAGCTACAAATACGTCGTATGTAAGGTCTCCTACTAGTGCTGATTTTGATATAGGAGGCACGGGGGATTGGGCATATGAGGCTTGGGTGTATGTACCGTCATCTCATAGTTTTGCCACATATGCTAGAGCTTTTGGACTTGGCCCGTTCTATAACAACTCAAAATCTTTTGGACTTACTCTTAGCGATGGAGCTCACTCTAATTATATAACTGTTTACTGGGACGATGCTTCCGGCTTAGGTAGAAAATTAATTTCAAGCACAACGTTTGATAAAGGACAGTGGAATCATCTTCTTGTAGCACGATCCGGAAATAGTATTGGTCTGTTTTATAATGGAACCCGAATAGCTTCAAATGATTCATATACTAGTGCTATTGATGGAGGCAATACTTATTTATTTGTGGGACATACTGGAAATGGAACTGAAGGAGCTGAAGAATATATTAAGAGTTTACGATTTATAAATGGATCTCATCCTTACGATGCTAGTGCGTCGTCAATCACAACACCGTCCGAAGACTTAGAAGAAGTAACAAATACTAAAATTTTGCTAGGGCAAAAGCCTTATATAGTAGATGAATCCTCTAATAGTCATGCACTCACTACATCCGGTACTGTTAAAACAGAACCATTTACACCGTATGATTCGCAAGAATACTCGGCAGCAAGTCATGGGGGCTCCGTATATTTTGATGGAAATGGTGATTATTTAGCAATTGATTCAACTAATACTTTAGACTTGGATGGTAATTTTACAATAGAAGGCTGGTTCCGACAAGATGGCAGTGCAGCAACTACTAATTATCCAAGTATTATTAGTAGTACGACATGGAATAATAGTGTCTCATTTTCACTACGTTTTAATAATACAGGAAATGCTAATAAGTTCCAAGTAGCTAAATATGGCTATAACAATGCAGGAACTAATAATATTATTGTTGGTTCCAAAACGTATCCATATGATACTTGGAATCATTTTGCATTGGTTAGAACAGGTGCAATTGGAAATCAAACCGTTACACTCTATGTAAATGGCGAAAACAATGGCTCAGCTAGTGATAATGCGAGCTATAATCTTAGCTATAATAATGCCGGTGCAAAGATTGGCGGAGGCAACTGGGACGGAGCAAATAGCTACATAAGAGGGCATCTTGCAGATCTTCGTGTGGTAAAAGGCACCGCAGTTTATACAGCAGAGTTTACGCCCCCAACCGCACCTCTCACAGCAATTACAAATACTTCTTTACTTCTTAATATGCAAGGCGCAAAAATACTTGACAAGGCACAGTCAGTAGAAAGATTAACTCTTGCAGGAGATACCACAGCATCTACTGCTCAGTATAAGTATTTGCCTACATCAATGTATTTTGATGGGACGGATGATTATATTACAATACCGGCGGGTAATCGTTTAACTAACTTTGGTACGGGAGATTTTACTATAGAAGGGTGGTTTTACCCGACCTCTACCAGTTGGTACATCCCGTGGGATTTTAGATCAGGTTCCGATACTGCCAACATGGCACTTTTCTGGTCTTATACTTCGGGTACATATATTTTCTATCAAAACTCTGCTTTTAAAATAACAAGTTCTAGCACGTTTTCTGCGAGTCAATGGCATCACGTAGCTGTTACAAGAGATTCCGGCACATGCACTCTCTGGGTAAATGGAACATCGGAGGGCACCGCTAGTATAACTACTGATTTCACTAATGATAATTTGATATGGTTGGGCAGATATTATCAATCCAATGCCTATGATTTTAATGGCTACATATCAGACTTCCGCATTACTAAAGGCCTAGCAAGATACACAGCAAACTTCACACCGCCCACAGCAGCATTAGATGGGTAATAAAAAAGGGGCTTATTGCCCCTTTTCTATTTCTTCCTGTAGTGCCATACTAAACCCTTTTATAGCCATTTCCAGCCGTTGTACTTTTAAATACTCTTGCTCTAGCTGATCTTGCAGGTCTTGTATTTGTGCCAAATAATGAATAGCTGTATCAGATAGATCAGTAGCACTGACATCTTCTACTGGCCTACGATTTTCGTCTTCCCACTCACTTTCTGGGCGAAGCTCAATCGCATCCTCTATACTACCCTTCGACTTCTTCCTCTGCTGCTTCATCTATGGTAGCCTCGTCTTTGAACACATTATTTTGTGCAGCAATCTCTCCCTTTAAAAGACTAATAAAACCTGCACGTGCAACCTCAATTTGGTGCATTTTTGCACGAAGTTGTGTAAGCTGAGCATTTAAATCTGTGTATTGATCAATATAATACTTACAGTTCTCATTCAGCTTTTCAATTTCATGTTCTTCTCCGTCTAATACGACGGTGGGATTATCTGGATTGATGATTTGCATAAAATCTCCTATTTAAAAACATCTTGCCAATTACCAGTCGTACTAGCTCTAGCATACTCTGTAGCACGGTTCTCAAAAAAGTTGGTATGCTCAACTGCATTTAACATATAGTCCAGCCAAGGCAGTGGATTCTCTTTACTATGAAAGATTTTTTTCAATCCAAGACCTAGAAGCCTTCTATCTGCAATATAACGAATATACTCTTTTACTTCTTTTGCTGTTAGATCAGGGACTTCAGCTCCCTCAAAGCAAAGATCAATAAAAGCATCTTCTAATTCTACTGTGCGTTCTGCAGCACAATAAATTTCGTATTTAAGATCGTCATTCCATAGTTCAGGGTTTTCCTGAATAAATGTACGGAATAACTGTGACATGCCTTCTACATGAAGGGTTTCGTCTCGAATACTCCATGTTACAATTTGTCCCATACCTTTCATAAGGTTGTGACGAGGGAAATTAAGTAAAATTGCAAAACTACTAAATAATTGTACTCCCTCTGTAAATCCGCTGTATACTGCAAGAGTTTTTGCAATATTCATAGGACTATCCATTCCAAAGTCAGATAGATGCTCATGCTTATCCATCATCTCTTTGTGCTCAAAAAACTTTTGGTACTCATCGTCCCCAAAGCCAAGAGTCTCTAGTAAAAGTGAATAGGCTTCTTGGTGCACTGCTTCCATTGCTGCGAATGCAGATAGCATCATACGCACTTCAGGCTGCTTAAATGTTGGCAGATAATGTTTAGCATAGCCACAGCATACGTCTACATCTGCTTGAGTAAAGAATCGAAAGATTTGATTAATTAGTTTACGATTCCCAGGTGTTAGTTTTTCTCGATAATCTTTAAGATCATCTGCAAGATTAACCTCATCAGGAAGCCAATGCATGTGCTGTTGATCTTTATATTTTTCATAAGCCCAAGGGTAGTTGAAGGGCTTATAGTACTCTCTTTCAGTTAATAAATTCATTTATCATCCTTCGCACGCTAAACACGCGCTCTCGTCGGCACTGTCGACTACCATTTGTCTCAGAACTTGATCTGAAACAGTTTCTGCTCTTCTGTACGCCTCACTTCGTAAGTAGTATAGAGTTTTTACTTTCTTTTTCCATGCCATCATGTGGGTAGCATGAAGTTCTTGTTTGGATACGTTAGCGGGGAAAAACACATTTAGAGACTGACTTTGACAAATATGCTTTTGTCTATCTGCTGCCATATCAATGACCCATCTTTGATCAATCTCTACAGCCGTTTTAAATACATCTTTTGTCCAGTCGTCTAAGAATTCAAGGTGTTGTACTGATCCTCCGTTTGTAACGATGTCTTTCCATACCTCTTCAGTGTCCAACTCCAAATCTTGGAGAATCGCTTGGAGATATTCGTTTTTCTGTAACGAGCTTCCGCTTTTAGTCTTCTGTGTGTATGCGTTAGCACGGTAAGGCTCGATACTAGGACTAGTGTTACCACAGATGATGCTAGAAGAAGCGTTTGGAGCAACAGCCAATAAATGGCAATTACGCCTACCGGTACCCACGGCATCAGGGGCCTCACCTCGTTCTTTAGCCAGCTGCTCACTCGCTGCTTCTGCACAAGACTTGATGTGCCAAAAGATTGCCATATTCCGCCCCTTGGCCATAGGCGATTCAAACGGTACGTTGTGACGTTGTAAATACGCATGGAATCCCATTGCTCCTAATCCGATGCTTCGTTCTTGCTCTGCACTATACTTTGCTCTGGAAAGCTCTGGAGGTGCATTATCAATAAAATAAGTCAATACATTGTCTAGCATTCGAACTAAGTCTGGAATAAAATTAGGATCATTACTCCACTCATCATACTCTTCCAAGTTTACACTAGATAGACAACATACTGCTGTTCTGGTTTCGTTTGTAGGTAAAGTAATCTCACTGCACAAGTTGGACTGATGCACTTTTAGCCCTAAGTTCTTTTGACACTCAGGTAATCCGTCCTGTACTGTATCCCCAAACATAATGTAGGGCTCTCCGGTTTCTACTCGATTCTGTATGAGTTTCACCCAAAGTGTTTTTGCAGAAACTGTTTTTGTAACTTTACCACTATGCGGGTCAATCAAGTCCCATCCGTCATCAAACCCGGGAGTTAATGACGCATTTTCTATAATCTCCATAAATTTGTTAGATATGACAACTCCGTGATGAAGATTTGTAGACTTGCGATTTACGTCTCCACCAGTGGGCTTTCTAATATCTAGAAACTCTTCTACCTCTGGGTGATCTATAGGCAAATATGACGCATAGCTGCCTCGTCGTGTAACGCCTTGTGAGAATGCAAGCATTTCGGCGTCAACTACTTTCATGAATGGAATAACTCCTGTAGACTCGGAGCCGTTCGAAGTTCGTGAACCGACAGACCGAACATCGCCCCAATAACCGCCCACTCCACCACCAACAGAGCTAAGAAAAGCATTCTCGGTATAGTGTCCTGTAATACCAAGTCGGCTATCCTCAACATAGTTAAGAAAACAACTAATAGGTAAACCACGTTTTGTTCCTCCGTTTGATAAAATAGGCGTACTAAACATAAACCATAGTTTACTAGCGTAGTCGTATAGTCTTTGAGCATGTGCTTCATCATCAGCAAAGGCTTCTGCTGCTCGGGCAAAGGCTTGCTGAGGAGACGTTTCTCCGTTTACTAAATACCTATCTCGAAGAGTTTTAATACTAAACTCTGAAAGATAGCGATCTCTACGAAAATCAATTTCTATAGCCATCTATTTTACACCTAATATCTGAAATATTATCCCTGCCTATTGCCTCATCACAGTAAGCTATTAAATCCATAAGTTCATAATTTGTAAGTATTTGATCTGCATTCTCGTTTAAAGATTGAATAAACTTATATCTACTATCTATTGGAGTTGCGTCATAAATACTAAATGCGTTTCCATATTGCTCTATAAGCTGCTGAGCTCTTTTAGGCCCAATTCCAGGTATTCCTGGAACATTGTCGCCTTTATCGCCCGTTAAACATTTTAGAGAAATATATTGATCTGGCTCTACATCGTAGTGATCCGACCAGTTATCTAAAGTGACTTCCTTCCTCGTCACATAAGAAAATCTGCCAACTCCTTCTTGAATTAGTAGATCCCAATCCCTATCGCTTGATATTAGCCATATACTCTCTAGTTCGTAAGTATTTTTATGCTTTACCAAGTGTGCTGCAATATCATCCGCTTCTACGCCCTTGTAGCGAAGCACGGGGTAACCTTCTTCGGCCAGTACTTCCAGAGAGGCTTCGAATTCTTCGAAAAACTCTTCAAAAGCAATTCTTTCTTCTTCGCTTTGCTCTGCAAACTTTTCTTTTCTATTTTGCTTGTAGTCTGGGGAAATAGCTTTTCTATATGAAGAAGAGCCCCAGTCTGCTGCAATAATAATTTCTCTACAAGAATATGAGTTTGCAAGCGATTCTATTGTTTTTTGATACTCGTACCTAAAGTCTGTTCTGCCTTGGTGTTTCCATCTAAATGCTAGATTAAGAGCGTCTACTACAAGGGTTATTTTTTCTGTAGGTATTTTTTCATTGAAATCAAATGCCATGAATAAACCTTACATCCTTTTCATGCTCCAGCCATACGTCAGCTAAAAGTACAAAACATTGTAAAAAGCGTATAAATATGTAATCTTCTGTATGCTCTGGAGTGTCTCCTGTAACTACAAATATAGGAGATCTGTTATATTTAAAAAACAGTAGAGGCTCTTGATTACCCTGAGCCGCTTGTTTTTCTAGTTTTTTCCACCACTTAATTAAATTATTTGTTCTAGGTGCGGTGAAGATTTTATCGGTAAGAGGAGAGTCCGCGTAGTTTTTTACTTCAATACAGTATTTATTCTTTTCATGTGGGATATATAAATCTCCCTTTAAATACTCAAGAGCCCCTGAATTAGGGACTCTTTCGAACTGAAGGCCGGTGTGTTCTCTTAAAAGGTCTCTAACTAAATATTCCCCCCGAGCACCTTTTGCTCTACTGTCTACCACAAGCTCCTCTCTATCTCTCGAAGTATATCCAGTTTTTCTTTATACTCTGCGAGCTTTCCTAGCTCATCTTCGATTGCTCCAAGAATATCTGGGTGTTCTCCGATACCGACAGGACTTTGAAAGTAAATTTTAATATTTGTTTCGTGATACTTACATTTACCAAGCAAGTATTCTTTCATATTTTCACACATAAGATGTGCGGTGGTAAATGTCATTTCTGGTTCGCTCATTCTAACCTCGATATATTTCCTGATTTAACCACTTCTATTTTTTCTAGCAAGGGGTGTGTCCACCCGTGACTTACTACATATGTGTTTAAATCTTCTCCAAGTAAAACTTCTACCATTTTTTCTCTACCGGCATCATCTAGTACATTAATTACTTCATCCAAGAAAAGTACATTGATTCTTGACTTTGATATACTACTCATTAATTTTCGAATAGCAATCAATGTAGCTGTATTTACTCTTGCTAACTCTCCACTAGAAAGCGCAAGAATATCCACTATGCTACCATTATCGGTAATTTGTACATTTAACTTGTCATTTGTAACGACAAACTCTAAAGTAAATCTACCGTCTGATAACTCTGCAAGGTAGTAGTTTGTTAATTCTTCTAGCTCTTTTACTAGATTTTCGATCTTATAGGCGATTAATCCGTTTGTGCTGAACGCTTTCTTTAACACTTCAAGGTGGCTTGCAATTTCTTGCTCTTCTTCAAGGGCGACACGTCCCTCTTCCAACTGTTGTTGAAATTCTTCAGTTTGCTCCAGGATTACTTGAATTCGTGTGTTTCTTTTTGTTATTTGTTCGTTCTTTTTTGCTACTTCGTTTAATCTGTTTTGCGCGTCATTAAGTCGTTCACGGACCTCTGACAAGCGGCCATCAAGCTCCTCTTTGTCCAGTAGGCTCGACGGCAGTGCGGTGTCAATACTTCGATAAATTTCTTGCCATTCTTGCTGAGTTTTTTCAGCACTGGCGAAGAGCTCATTATCTCGTCTAATTTCTTGTATTCTTGCTTCAAGTTCATCTTGTTTTTCCCTCGCGTCTGCGATTTTCATTGACTCATTTAAAATAAGTTCTTGCTTGAACTCTGAGTCTACATCTTGCTCACAAGTGGGGCAATGATCTCCTAGTTTGTTTAGCTTTTCTAGTAGCTTCTTTGACCCCGCTACGACCCCGTTGAGACTGCCTAGCTCTGACTGTAAATCATCGTAGGACTTTTTTTCTGTTACAGAACACTCTCGTGCTGATTGTATATCAATGGATGATAGCAGCTTCTTGTATGTATTGTTCTGTTGAATTTTTTTATTTTTTTCGGAAATATTTTTAATTTCCATCGTAAGCCTGGCGGCTTCTTTCTCATCTTCTTCCGTCTCGATTGTAAGATTTTCGAGTGGCAGTATGGATGTATCACTCAATTTATTATCATTCAACCATTTTTCTACGGTTGCTATCTGTGATTCTATGCCTGTTAGATTGTAGTAGTGTGTTTTTGATTCATTCTTAAATATATCAAATAGTTCTACATACTTTTCTAAGTGGAGAAGGTCAATAAGAAACTTCTTGCGGTTCGTATCCGTTGCAGTAAGAAATTGCAAACTGCTATTTGTGTTTTGGTATACCAACTGAGAGAAGGTTTTGAAATCGATTCCAATAATAGCTTGGAGTGTCTTATATGTATTGGTCGCTGTATGAGAACTAATATCTTCTCCATCTTCCAAAAGACGAAGCTTAATACTAGACTTGCGATCAATAATGACATCATACTGTTTGCTATCCTTGGTAAACTCTAAGTGAATGTGATATCCCGCATTATTATAACGATTCGGAATATCTGCCTTTTTGATTCCTTTGGAGTTTTTGTTAAATAGGGCTTCTTCTATAATTAACGGGATGGAGGACTTCCCCATCCCGTTAGTGCCAACAAGCTGAGTTACAGTATTCTCTTCTAAATTCAGCTCATTGTTTTCCCCATAACTAAAACAATTACTCCATTTCAATTTTCGTAGCGTAATCATTAAATATGCTCATTATGTTAGGTATTCTGGCTTCTGGTATTTCCAGAATATATGTCAAATATTCTACAAGCTCGTCCTGTATAGTCATATCTTTGTCAATAACTAAAGTAGCTTCTGAACTTCGCTTTATGACTTTCTTATCCAACAACTCACTATTCTTTACATTTGCAAGTTCTTGCATATCACCTTCTATCTCATAGATAGTATGGTGAAAGTCTGTTGGTATCATCTCACTTGGATCAACAACAGTTTTTCTAATTAGCTGAGGCAGCTCGAAAGGCTCCCACATCCATTCCCAGTTTTCTGGGTTTATAAGAAGATATCCAGTCTGAACTTCAGTTCTATGGAACGAGGTTGTCATAGGAGACCCGGGATATACAATATTTCGTTGTGTGTTGTTGTGTGCGTGTAAGTCTCCTGCAAATACTACTGGGAAGTCCTCGAACCTGTCTAAGTCCACCTCTGGCTTGACGTGTGGAGGTATCTCTCCCCGAACATGAGTAAACAAAGGCTTCTTTGTATCAAACAGTTCGATAGCATTTTTACGGTGAAGATCAGCATATGGCAACACTCCGAATCCGTAGTCATTGTCGTAATAAGACATATCGACTACTTTTACAAGAGGATTTATGTCCCTAGAGACTTGTTTAAGTTGTGTGAAAAAAGTTTTATTTTTCTTTGTTGCTTCATGATTACCGTCATAAACAAGAGTTGGAATCTTTACTTCACGAATAAACGCAAAGTAAAGTTCCAGCTCTTCCATGGTCGGCAGACGGTCAAAAAGATCCCCTCCAATAATGTGCATATTGCATTCTTTTTCGAGGCTATGTATTTGCTCGAAAAACATTTTATACCTGTTAAGGGCCCACTCTCGTGGTACATTCTTTTGACCTAGCTTTATGTGCCAGTCTGCCGTAAATAAAATCATGACATTTTAAACTCAGCTTCTAGTGCTTCATCCATATCTCCAGAATTTTCTTCACGAATCTCATCGAGAAGAGTTTTCTGTGCGTCGGGGGTTGGACGAGGCATAACATCGTCCATAGACTTTAGGTCTGCAATAGCAGCCATTTCGTCTTCGGTCAGTGCGCGCTGCTTGCACTTCAAGACTTGAAGTTGATACTCTACATTGTACGGAAGAGGACCCGTCTTTACTCGCTTGAACTTAACATCCCAGCCATTCTCTGGATCTGTAGGGTCTCCTAGACCGTCTTGTGCGGCTTGAAGAATAGCTTCGAACAGCTTCTTCTTCAAGTTGATGATCTTTACTTCGCCTTGATCCAAGCACTGCATAGCGTAGCTCCAGCCACACTTCAGATCGGGGTAGTACTCACGAACCCAATCTTTTTCTTTATTATTGAATCGCTCTTCATTGCGATCAAATGACAAACACTCAAAAGGAATGTTCTTACCATTCTTACCTTCTAGCCAATACACATAACGTGCAAGTACGTCACCGACTAGTCGTACTTCGTTTTCGCCGTCGCGATAAGAGAACGAAGTGATTGATGATTTTTTAGCGCCGCCAGCGGCTTGGTTAAAATCTAATGCCATTGTGTTTTCTCCTGTGGGACTTCTTCATATTCAAAGATAACTCTGTCATCATTGATATCAAGTAGCCTATTGTCTTCAA